AATATTTAAAAACAAATATTCAATATCAAAAGTAGGTAGAGACTCTACTTTAACATTTTTAGTTAAAATACAGTTTTTAATTACAGTCTTGATTGCTGTTGTAATCTGCTTTGTATCTTCACTTTCTAAAGCAATTACAAGTAACTTTTCTTCCTTAACTAGGAATGGTCTGTATTGAATTGTTTCCCCAGTTGATGGCAATTCAAGTTCATATGTTGGTGTACTAATCTTAGGTAAAGGCATAATGTCCTATAGAATGATTCAGTGTAAGTATTTATTAGTTAAAAGGGGGTTGTGTTCTTTCTGGTCTTGATGTAACAGAACGTGCTGCACGAGAGGAAGCTGCTTGTGCTAAACCTTGTGCATTTACTTGTTGTGCTAAAGTAGATAAAGATACAGTATTTCCAGATGCCTTTGCAGCAGATTGGGAACTTCCACCTATAGTGCTTTGTGTTGTTCCGGAAAGTCTAGAAACACCAGTTAAACCAGTAACACCAGATAAAGCACCTGTGCCAGGAGAACCGAGGGCAGCTGCACCAGAAAGACCTGATAGGTTTGCAACACCACCAGTTCCAAACTGTCCCTCAAAAACTGGATTGTAATTAAATTCTGCCTGTTGAATTGGACCAAGACCATTTTGATTTTGGACTGTAGATTCATTTCCTGCCTGACCAGTGTTCAAAACATATCTAATATAAGTCATAGAAACTGTACATTTTAACAGAGAAGATGAATCATACGAAATCGGCATTGAAGTCAGACTGATTGGAAATGCCTTTACAAATGTATACTCTAATATTTGACTATAATCTCTTTCAAATTTTATAACTTTTAATCCAGAAGAAGTATATCCATTATTTCCATCAGGATATCTCATTCTATAAAAATAATTAGGAGAAAATGATCCTGTTCCTCTTCCTTGTTCATCTATTTCACCTCTTGTAGATTGAGCAGAAATACTTTCATCTACAATATACTTCATCCAAGTTTCAAAAAATCTTATAGGCATATAATTTTGAGCATCGACATAAAAAGTCAAATCAATTCTATCGTCATATACTCTTCTATATGCATGTCTTTCAGTAACCCCATGAAAATCATTAGTAAGTTCAAGAGTTGCTAAATTAGAACCAGGTAGTGTTGCTTCACTGCACATCAAATTTAACCTAGTTTGATTTAAGAAAACACCATTATCTGTTAAAAATTGATCAAAACCACCACCAGGCTTAGGTATCTCCACCTCAAAATGAGACGTTAATGCAGGTCTAAGAAGTAAATTTGATTTAATGTCTGAGACTGACCTTCTGGTAGGCATCTATAAATACTTTTATCCTTATATATTATGTAGTAGAGATAATGGCAGAAAGTATTAAAAGCAAATACAAACCATCATATCCACAAAAATATAAAGGGGATCCAAATAATATTATTTGTAGGAGTAGTTGGGAAAGAAGATTCTGTCATTGGTGTGACTTAAATGAAAGCATATTAGAATGGGGAAGTGAAGAGTTCTGGATTCCATATCTTTCCCCAGTTGATAATCGTGTTCATAGATATTTTCCAGACTTTATTATTAAAGTAAGAGAGCAATCTGGTCAAATTAAAACATATGTGATTGAAGTGAAACCAAAGAAACAAACACTTCCTCCACAGAAAAAAAGTAGAGTGACCAAATCATATCTTCATGAATGTAAGACTTATTCAGTTAATCAAGCAAAATGGAAAGCAGCAGTAGAGTTTTGCAAAGATAGAATGATTGAATTTAAAGTAGTTACAGAAGAAGAATTAGGTATCAAATAATGGCAGAGGGTTTTGGACAATACAGCAAAAAAAGTTCAACACCAAGAGTCAATAGACTCAAAAGAGAACTTGAAAAAATGGATGTAAAAGATCCAGAAGATATTATGATGCTGATTATGGAACTTTTCACAGAAAAAACTTGGATCCCAGAAGCAGGAAAGTTTTATACTTTTGTTTATAATCCAAAGACTCCAGACATTGAATATGACCAACACCCATTGATTGCTTGCACTGAAGTTCAAAAATGGGGATTCAAAGCAATCAATTTTCATTGGAGAGAAACCAGAAACTATACTTGGGAAGAATTAGCAGGACAACTTCACGTTATAAAGTATGAAGAACTTGATGAATTAGTTGCTTTACAATATGGAAAATTCCTTCTAAATAAATAAAAAACTCCTATCAATGTCTCATACTCTACAAAAAACTGAGATACATAATCCTCTTGTAATTGGGGAGGGAGTTTGATGGCAACTAAAACAATTACGAGTGATCAAAATGAATCAAAAGTAGGTCCAAACGGAACTCCAATTTTTACATCAACAAGAATAACATATACGTTTGATGAAAATGGAAAAGTTGATCCAAACGCAACAAAATTTGAAATTTTATATAAAAGTGCTCATTTTGGATCCCCCACAGTAGGTGCTGTTAGAACTGGAGCTGATAAAGACTGGAGTTTTCCTTTGAAAGCTGGATTTGGTGATCCAGTATTAGGAGCAGATGCTCAAAAATCTTTAAAGGAAGGGGCATTAAAAACAACAACAAATCAACAAATAGATGCTGCAACTAAAAAAGAAGGTTTCACACCAGAACAACGAAAAGCAGTATCATTAACTTCAAATCAAGCAACAAGCACAGAAGGAACCAATACAATATCTGCTGTAGATTTAAACATACAAGGTACTGGAAAACAAGGTTCTTTTGGTAATTATACATATCCACAAGGTCTTGGAAGCACCAAGCAAGATGTTATCAAATTTTCAATGTTAAAATATGTTCCTCAATCAATTGCAACTAAAGGGACATTTGAAGGTGGTGCTTTGGGTGGATTTACAAGTGATGGGAGAGGTAAAGAAATATTAGGAACAGTTATTTTACCAATTCCATCAGGAATTTCCGAATCAAATGGAGTCAATTGGGGAGGTGATACAATGACTCCGTTTCAAGCACTCGAAGCAAATGTTGCTTTAACAGCAATAAGTGCTGGAGTAAAAGCAACAGGAGAAAAACTTGGGGGAATGGCAGAAGGATTGGATAAATCAGGAGGAGATGTAAAAACCGCAGTTGCCTTTAAATTCAGTGAAGCTGCAGCAAATGTTGGAAACTTATTATCAAGAACTCAAGGTGCAGTATTTAATCCAAATTTAGAACTTCTCTTTAATGGTCCAACACTGAGACCATTTAGTTTTACATTTAAGATGTCTGCAAGGAGTGAAACTGAAGCAAAACAAATTATTAGAATTATTAGATTTTTTAAACAAGGAATGTCTCCCCAAAAAACAGAATCAACATTATATCTAAAAGCACCACATACATTTAGAATTCAATACTTATATCGACCCGGTGGAGATAATAACAATCATCCATATATTGGACAAATTAAAGAATGTGCTTTACAAAATTTTATTGTCAATTATACACCAGAAGGTCAATATGCAACATTTCAAGATGGTATAATGGTGTCCTATGAAATACAAATGCAGTTCCAAGAACTAGAACCAGTATTTAATGAAGACTATGGTGGAGGAGAATTCCCTTCAGATTTGTTATTTAGAGAAACCAAAGTAGAACCTCAAAAAGGTTAAAAATTAACATGTCAAACTATTTTAGTCAAGTTCCAAATTTTGAATATGTTAGCAGACTTCCAAATGCTAAGATAGGTGATTACATTCAGGTTAAAAATCTTTTCAAAAAAGGAAAACTCAGAGATGATATTTTCCAAAACCTAGCATTCTTCACCAAGTATCAAATTGTAGGTGATGATAGACCAGATAATATTGCTTTTGAAGTCTATAATGATTCCTCACTTGATTGGTTAGTTTTAATTTGCAATAACATCATTAACATTCAAACTGAATGGCCAATGACTCAACAAGCATTTGATGATTATGTATTAGACAAATATGGAAGTTATGATGCATTAAACAATATTCATCATTATGAAACTATTGAATTGAAAAATAGTCAAGGGGTTGTGATGGTTCCTGCAGGACTTCAAGTCCCATCAAATTATACAATTAGTTTCTATGATTATTTTGTAGATAGGCAAGTTAATAGTGGTAATATTACAGTACCAGTTACAAATTATGAGTATGAGGAAAAATTAGAAAATAATAAAAGAAATATTTT